GCATATCCAATTACCTCCTTCGGTGGTACTGTTTCTTACTATTATTATACGCTATTTCTCGTCAAAATCAACCATTTGTTGTGACAGAGCCTAAAAATATTAATAAATACAATCGAAGGAGCTGAATAAAAATGTATACATTAAGTGATTATGTTGCAATGATTGAAGAAGGAAATAATACAGTAATTCTATTTAATAGAATTGTAGACTTAATACAAAAAGATTTACTTTATAAAACAACATCTATTAACAGCTTGATAAATTATATGGAAAATATAGGGCTTTATGTTACACTACACGACTATACAAAAGATAATACTATGCAATTTGCTTTTCATTCTTGTAAATATTTATATGTAGAATACAAACCTATTAATAATGAGTTTATAAAAATAATTGATGTTAGATTTTAGGAGGGTTTATTTATGAATATGTTATTAGATACATTTATTTTTATATCTTTGATTCTATGTGTTTTCACAGATAACTTAGTTGAAATTAAATCAACATTATATTTGATACTAATGATAATGTTAGTTGTATTATTACCAAACGTGGTACTAACAAAAAGTAGATATTATAACAAAAGAGGTAAATAAAAATGATAGATGTAAAAAAACTTGATATACCAGATTTATTATATAAAGCTTATGAATATGAAAAAATGAAAGCACGAGCTGAAAAAACATATAAATATAATGTTGATGCATATAATAATTATTATTTAAAAGGCAATATATGCTGTTTTCAAGCTAAAAGAGCAGAGTTTAGAGCGTTGCAGGCTGGTAGTATTTTGGATTATAACACTGACAAAATATATGATGATTTAGAAAATACAGATAAACTAGATAAGCATTTAAAAGAATATGAATTTATTCCCAACTGGAATAATAAGAATGTATTAAATATTAATAATTGGAGGCTTTTAACACACCCAAAAACTAGACAAAAGTATTTGATTTATGGCGAATATAATAAATTTTTCCATTATAGTGGATTTATTAAAGACATTCCATTTAATAGCTTAAATGAATTTTTTAGACAAGGCTATAATGTAAAATATGTTACAGAGAAAGTATTATAAAATGCACTTTATAGAAATTCTATAGAGTGCATTTTTATTATAAATAAAAGAAGGGCAAATAATAGGCTGCTATGCTTTTGCTAGATTATAAGAATAATTAAGAATTGAATCAGAGGGTATAAGTTAGAGTTTAAATCTAATTTATACCTTTTATTGAGTTCTTAGAACTCTAAAATATTAGATGAGGTGGTATTGTTATGTATTTAGAACTTTTAAGAAATATTAGTATTTTGAAATTTCCTTATGATTGGATTAAAAATGAAGAACTTTGTAATCGTGTCATAGATGCAGTTAAAACAAATAAAGATATAAAATTAAATGCTGCTGAATTAATGAGTATAGCTCATGCTTGTTTAAGTTATGAAAAGGCGATTGATTGCAACTATTTAGGATTTAAATATCCTGTATATACTATAAAATTTATTCAGAAATACTTGACAGGTTCTCATTTTAAAAAGTTTACTCTTTATGGATTAGATAAAGAACTTCAATCTTGGATTGAAACTATGAGTAATTTTTTACATGATCCTGATATGGAACGTAATTTTATCAGAATAGGTAGAACAAAAAGAAATAAAAAATAATATTAAAGGAGTAATGAATTATGAAAGTAGTTTTTAATTTTTACGAAGATGGCTCTAATTTTAAACAAATGTATAACGTAAAAAACATAGATAGTCAAACCTTAAAAAGGATAATGAAAGAAAATGAAGGAAATGGTGATGAGAAGCCATACATTACCTATAAAGGGAAAATTTTAGATATTGAGAATCCTATATTACCAAAGACAAAAACTAGAGAAGAAGAACTGTGGGACAAATTAAAAAAAGAAATAATAACCTCAAATAAAGGTTTTTTTGAAGTTATAGATATGATATTGAATAAGAATTTTCTATGGCTTATTTTGAATGAGTCATACGAAGAAAATGGAAACGAATATATTCCAATGGTTATGGAGATATACACAGAAGAAATGCTTGTATATAAAATTACAAGTTGTTCAGATGGAGAAATAAGAGGTAATTGGGAAATATCAAAAGTTCCTAGTAATATACTAAAATTAGCAGAAGAAGAGCCAGAATACGATTATGATTATTGGAAAAATCATTGGACAGAAGAAATATCACACGACTTTTATTCAGATTTCTATTTTGAAAAAATTGCTATGGATAAAATCGTTGATGATATTAAAAATATTTATGCTACTAACAACAAACAAGATGCTTTCAATATTGCTAAAAAATACCTAGTAGAAACATTGATGTACGACAAAGATATATTAAAATACATTTCCCTATATGATAGCAATAGAATTTATTGCAAAGTAACTAAAAATTTTGGATTTATTTCATCTTTCAATCATAGAGAGGATATATTCTCAAGAGAATTTATGATTTTAAAAAATGAAGGATATATAAGAAAAATAGACATAGAGTCTAATAATTATTATATCTGTATAAAAAATCCTAAATATGATAATGAAAATGGAAACGAATATAAGTCTGAAAAAAGTTATTTAGAAATAAAAATAGATAATTTATAAACAAGAGGTGAATATTATGAGTATTATTCTAGGGTTTTTAATGGCACTATTTATCCTTTTATTAACATCGTCAAACAATCGTTATTAATAATAATTCCAAAGAGGTGAACCCAATGTTTACAAGATATTTAGAGGAAATCAAGTTAAGTAGAGGAGATAAAACCTATACAAAATATACACAAATATTAAGAAAATTTGAAAATAAACCCATAAATATGGGTACAGTAAAAGAAATTATGAACTTAAATATGTCTATTAATTCAAAGAAATTCTATTTATCAGTTTGGATTAGAGCATTGAAGTTTTACAAAAAAGACTGTGAAGAAGTAGAAAGATTTACTAAAACTATTCATACACAAGAAAAACTTGCAGAAGCACCAACACAGGAAGCAGTAGAAAAAATTATTAATAGTACAACTGATAAAAAAGTTAAGCTGTTAGTATCTTTAATGTCATATGCTGGACTTCGTATTTCTGAAGCTCAAAATATGCTTATTAAAGATATTTCTTTAGAGGAAAATAAATTCATTATACGTAATACAAAAAATCATACGGATAGATTATGTATTATAAATTCTAAATTAAAGCCACTGTTAATAGAATGGCTTAATAGTAAAGACCGAAATACAGGGGACTATGTTTTTAACTCTCCTCGTGGTGGTAAATATACTACAAATTATCTAAAAGATATTGTTAAAAATCATTGTATTAAAGCTGGATATCCTGCCTTGCATTGTCATTCATTTAGACATTACTTTGCAACTAATTTCTATCAAAAAAGTCATAGTAATATAGCTTTAACAGCTAGAGCTTGTGGACATAAAAGCATAAGCACAACAATGAGATACATTGCGACAAGTGCATCAGATTTAGCAAATATAATAAATAAATTCTAAAAATATGCTTGACAAAAAATAAGCAAGACAAAAAAGTGTATTCAAAGAGAAAAGGAGATTATACTCATGGAAAACGAAAAAATAATGAATAAAATAATGGCACTACTTAACAAAACTGTAGAGAATGGTGCAACTGAACAGGAAGCTATTGCTGCTGGTTTAATGGCTCAACGTTTAATGAAAAAATATAAGATTTCAGAAGTGGTAGACATTACCAAACCAAAAGAGGTAATTCGTAATGATGTTAAAATCAAAACTAAAACATGGATATCCTTTCTTGCTGGTGTAATCGGTGATAATTTTTGTTGTCAAGTTATTAAATCACCTGTAATTAATGTTAAAACTAGAAAATCAACATACATTATTAGATTTTATGGGTATGAACAAGACGTAAAAGTAGCTACAAAAATGTTTAATGTTTTATGTGAACTTATTGATAGAGGTATTGTAAAACAAAAAGCATTAGCTAGACGCAAATATGGAACATCTAAAGGTGTTCAAAATGCTTATGCAAGTTCTTTTATTAGAGCAGTTAATAAAGCATTAAGTGAGCAACGTAGAGCCTTATCACTGGTTATTTCTGATCAAGTTATAGCTAAAGTAAATGAAATACACCCTGATATTAAAGATGGAGAAGTAAGATTTAAAATTGAATATTATAGTGAAGCTGCTATAAGTGATGCTAGAAAACAAGGCGAGATAGATGGTAGAGAAGCTACAGAAAGAAGAAAATTGAAGTAGGTGAAACAAATGGTGGCTAGGATTAAAGTTGAAAAGAAACAAACCAATTTTACTATAGTTCCAAATGAGATTTTGCAATCTAAAGACTTGAGTTTGCAAGCAAAAGGTCTTATTGCACAATGCTTAAGTTTTCCTGATAATTGGAATTACTCTATCAATGGATTGGTTGCAGTGGTCAAGAAAGGAAGAACTGCTGTAATGAATACTATTAAAGAATTAGAGCGGTATGGGTATGTAAAAAGAAATTGTTCGGGAAAATGGAAAATTCAAGAAGGTTTTGTATAAAATTACAAAATAAGGTTATAAAATCTTATTTTATTAAAGGAGATTTTGTATGACAAAAAGACGATATTGGTTAAAACTTAGAGAAGATTATTTTAATTCACCAAAAATAAAAAAACTTAGATCAGTTGCTGGTGGTGATACCTACGCTTTAATATATTTAGAATTGCAATGTTATTCTATAAAAAATGAAGGCATTATTGAATTTGAAGGATTAGAAGATAACCTTGCAAAGGAATTAGCTTTAATCTTAGATGAAGAAGAAATGAATGTAGCATATTTATTATCTTATCTTGAAAAATATAAACTTATTGATTGTATTGAAGAAAATAAATATGCCCTAGTTGAAGCAATGGGAGCTATTGGTTCTGAAGCTGAAAGTACAAAACGAGTACGAGAATATAGAGCCAGACAAAAAGCGTTACAATGTAACGATAATGTAACGGATATGAAACGTGATGTAACAAAGTGTAACGATATATATAATAAGAATAATATATATAATAAGAATAATATATATAATAAGAATAATATATATAATAATATAACGATTGATATAAATATTATTAATGATTATATAAAAAATAATAATTTGGAATATGTGGATGCTGAAGAATTTTATAATTATTATTCTTTACGGGATTGGAAAACCAAAAATGGTGAACCAATTACAAATTTAGTAGCTTTATTGGTTAGTTGGAATACTAGAAATAAAGTTAGAGTAGAAGAAGCAAAAGAAATACAAAGAAAAATGAATGAACGACATGATTATGCTGCTGATTCTAATAATGTACCTAAACCTGCACCTTTAGAAGTTCCTGAATTTTCACCTGAAAATGCAAGTGATTTTTTAAATAAGTTAGCTAAAAGTGGAAAACGAAGCACTGTATTGCAATCTATTATAGGGAATTTAGCTAAAGAAAAGGAGATGAGATAAATGTATAAGATAAATCAATCAAACTCTACAGATATTGCTTGTTATATATACTTAAAGCAATATAAACTACGGGTATTTAAAAATTTTTTTTACTACAGGGCTTGAATGGAGCTAGAAGCATGATAATATAAAAAATGTAGTAAAAAAGAAGGAGAGCTTTGTTAATGATAAATAGTATTTCTTATAGCTTATTAGGAAACAGAAAATATTACTTGTTGAAAGATGTATTTAATCTTACTAAATTGCACACATATGTTCCTGAAAGATTATTAAAAGGTATAGATGATAATGAAGTGCTACGTGTTTGTTTACAAAAGAGTAAAGGCGGAATAGCTAAGAAAAAGACTATTTACGTAACAGAGGGTGCTGCTAGGCAGATTTTAAATAAATATGTAAAACCTAATAAAACATCTTTATTTGAGATAATTGATTTAGCAAGAAAATATGGTGTATCTGAAGGTTTTATAACAGCCCATATATATGCAGGCGATTTAGAAAAACAACTTGAGTATAGACGGAAATATTTTGGAATTGAAGATGAAGTAAAATCATATAATTGTAGAGATTTCACTAAAAAAACAATATGGTAATTATAAAATAAACTAAATCTTCAAAAGATTGCGTCTACTATTGTATACTTAACATAGATGAAAACGAGGGTTTTTAATGGATAAAAAAGTTATAAATTATATTCCTCACTTCAAATATATTAGCGAGGAATTAGAAAAAGAGATATCTCAAGAAAAGCGAAAAAATCTTATATGTACCTTATGTTTAATTGTAGGTGCAACAATGATGGTAGGATAGGAGAATAAACAATGAATGAATTACAAATTTTTACCAATCAAGAATTTGGTGATGTTAGAACGATAAAGAGTGGCGATAATGTTCTTTTTTGTGCTAGAGATGTAGCAATAGCTTTAAAGTATAAAAAGCCAAATAATGCAATTAATAGACATTGTAAACACGCTACCCTGTTTAAGGGTATCATCACTGACAGATTAGGAAGAAAGCAGGATGCAAACTTTATTCCATATGGTGATGTAGTTCGTTTGGCTGTTAAAAGTGAATTACCAAATGCTGATAAATTTGAGGAATGGATTTTTGATGAAGTTATACCTTCAGTAATGAAACATGGTGCTTATTTAACACCAGATAAAATTGAAGAAGTCTTAACTAATCCAGATACAATTATTCAGTTAGCAACAGAATTAAAACAGGAACGTGAGGAAAAACAAAAAGTTTTATTAGCTTTAGAGCAAGTTAATAAAGAACTTGAAGAAGTACAGCCTAAACTTACGTATTGTGATACTATTCTTAATTCGGTTGGCACTATGGCTAGTGGTCAAATTGGTGCTGACTATGGAATGAGTGCCACTAAATTAAATAGGATTTTAAATGAACAGAAGTTGATTAAAAAAGTTAATAATCAGTGGATTTTGTGTGCAAAATATCAAAATCAAGGATTAACAGAAAGTAAAACTTTTGATGTTGAGTGTGGTTCTATTGTAGGCTCTTATGTAACTACTAGATGGACGCAAAAAGGTCGCTTGAAAATTCATGAAATATTAACCAAATTAGGTTATGTGGCAAACGTTGACAAAAGCATCAATCGTTTGTGTAAGAGAGATAAATTTATTGCACAAGAAACAGCAAGACAGCTCTCTCACATTGCATAGTAAAATAAAAACCTAGAGGGTATATTTTATACTCTCTAGGAACAAATAAAAGGTGATATATATGAGAAATAAACATTTATTATATGAATTTATGAAAGAAAATCGTTTACAATATAACGTTCCATTTTGGGTTGAAAATAAAATGGGGAAAATTCAATATGTCATTAAAGAAAATAAAAAAGAAGATATAGGATTTAACATTATGGCTTTTTTACCTGAAACTAACGAGTATATAGAGTTAGATATCAGTAGATTAACAAGAATTATGTTTGATAATAGTTATAAAATTATTAGACCAACTTGGAAACCAGAAGAAGGACAACGTTATTATTTTGTTACAAGTGATGGAGATATTATTAGAGCTAAATGGGAAGGTTGCACATCTGATATAAGCTGTTTCTTGTTAGGCAACTGTTTTCCATGTGAATCTGAAGCAGAAGTTAATCAAGAGAAAATATTAAAGTTATTTTTAAATGTTAAACCATTAGTTAATTTAAACGAGGTGTAAACAAATGAAAAATGAACATTTAATTAAACAATTTATGGAAGAAAATGGTTTACAATATAACGTTCCATTTTGGGTTGAAGCAAATAGTTGGAGAGTTAAAGTAAAAATAATAAAAGAACATGATATATCAAGGGGCGTAAATATACCTAAAGTAAAATGCTATTACAATAAAGAATGGGAGAATATAGATTCAGATAAATGGTTAATAGATATTGTGTTCAACGAAAATCATAAGATTACACCACCCAAACAAAGACCTAAAGATGGAGAAGAATTTTGGTATATTACTCCACACGGAACTATTTTTTCTGTATTATACCATTCATATGATGCGCAAGACATTGCGTTGTTTTTAATGGGAAATTGTTTCAAAACAAAAGAAGAAGCTGAGGAAAATAGAGAAAAAATATTAAAAGTGTTAAATCAAAACAAGCCTTTAGTTGATTTAGTTGATTTAAAAGAGGTGTACTAAGTGTATATTGAGCGATTAACAAAAGAACAGCTTTTTGATTTAACAAAAAAATGTTTATTAATCCATAAAGCGAGAAACTTAAATGTAAAAAGAATAGAAATATTAGATGCAACAAAAAAAGGTATTCCTGTTCTTGTTATAGATAATAACGATAATGATATTGGTTATTATATCTTAGGAGATTTTAAGGTTGAAAAATATTACTTTGGTAAAATGCTTAATCCAATTAGATATACAGATATTATGATAAAACATTTTGGGGAAGAATATGCAGATAATCTTTTAAAATACTATAATATCAATCCTAATACAATAAAAAACATTTATTCTTTACCTACAGATTGGGAGGATAAGTAATGGAAATTAAAAGAGAATGGGCAATGCCAAATAAAAATACGTTTAGTATAAAACCTATAAAAGAATTTATATTAGATGAGATAGGGAATAATCAAATTTGGATTGACCCATTTGCTAACAATAATAAACTAGCAAATATAACAAACGACTTAAATCCAGAATGTACAAGTGATTATCATTTAGATGCGTTAGACTTTCTAAAACAATTTGAAGATAATTCTATAGATGGAGTTTTATATGACCCTCCATATAGTCCTAGACAAGTTTCAGAATGTTATAAAAACTTTGGTGTAAATGTTACTTCTGAAACAACTAGAGCAAGTTTTTGGGCAAAACATAAAAGTGAAATTGCACGTATTTTAAAACCAAAAGGGAAAGCTATTATTTTTGGGTGGAATAGTGGTGGTATCCCAAAATCATTAGGATTCTCTATAGAAAAGATTTTATTAGTTGCTCATGGTGGTTGGCATAATGACACTATATGTACCTTATGTAGAAAAAGAGAGGATAAATAATGACATTATATGACTTTATAAAAGAAAACAAATTAGAAATGTATATTCGCTATAGTCAGAAAACACATAGATTAGAAGGTGGATTATTTATACCTTATTATTTGCTAGAGGATTTTATAGAAATAGCACAAGATTTTTTAACAGATAATTGGTCTGATGACGAATGTAAAGCACTGTTGCAGGAAAATTATATTCTTTTTCAAGGAATATTAGACCTCATTGACTATCAAGAATGGGAAAACAATGAAAGACCATTAAAAGAATATAGAGATTTATTTTATGAAAATGAGTTTAGTGTAAATGAATATGATTATGCTATGGCACAGTATGAAAAGGAGAATGAACAATGATATTAAAAGGAAAATTCAATACTGCAAAAATCTTTACTGAAAATGTAGAAGAAGCTTGTATTAAACAGATTAAAAATTTGCTTAATATAGAAGCTTTTGCAGGTACAAAAATTCGTATTATGCCAGATTGTCATGCTGGTAAAGGTTGTACTATAGGCTTTACTATGGACGTCAAAGATAAAATTGTTCCTAATCTTGTTGGTGTTGATATTTCGTGTGGTATGTTAACTGTAAACCTAGAAAAAACAAAAGAAGAAATTGATTTTGCTAAATTAGATGCAGTCATTAATGAATTTATTCCGTCTGGATTTAATATTAGAGAAAAAGCATATGGTAATTTTGCTGAATGGGTAGAAGATGTAAATGGATATGTTTGGGGTTTACCATGTGATAGAGTTGATTATGTAGCTAGAAGCATAGGAACTCTAGGTGGTGGAAACCATTTTATAGAGATTGCTGAAAGCGAAAAAACAAAAGAATGTTATTTAATTATTCATTCTGGCAGTAGATTTTTAGGTGTTCATGTCTGCAAGAGTTGGCAAACACGAGCTGAATTAAACTTTAGATACGAAAGAGAAATACCAGAAGAAATTGTTCCTGATGAATTATGTTGGTTAGAAGGTGAGGATTTAAGATGCTATTTAAGTGATATGAGAGCGTGTTCTGATTACGCTAGTTTAAATAGAGAAACAATAGCTACTGAAATTATTAATAACATGAATTGGAATGATAGCCCTTATCTTGATAAATTTCACACAGTTCATAACTACATTGGAGATGACAATATAATTCGTAAAGGTGCTATTTCCGCTAAAAGAGGAGAAAAATTGTTAATTCCATTAAATATGCGAGATGGTTCTTTATTGTGTATTGGAAAAGGAAATCCAGAATGGAATTATTCCGCTCCTCATGGTGCAGGTAGAGTGTTTAGCCGTAAACAGGCTAAGAAAAAATTATCTTTAGACGAGTTTAAAAAAGATATGGAAGGTATCTATACAACTTCTGTGTGCGAGAAAACATTAGATGAAGCACCAGAAGCATATAAGCAGGGAATTGAAGAACTTGTCGGAGATACTGTTAAAGTAATTGATAGACTGAAAACAGTCTATAATTTTAAAGCAAAATAGAGGTGATAATAACATGGAAGAAATAGAAAAACAACCATTTATATGTCCATACTGTAAACAATCAGATGGATTTAGAAGCGAAACACCTATAAGAGGAAGAGAAGTTCTGTTTTTTGATGAATTTGGTGAGAGTATTGATGGAGATATGTCATATACGGCTCAATACAAAGAAAAATTTTACTGTTCAAATTGTAATAGAGGTATAACAAAAGCAGTAAAAAAATATTTATGTATTGAAGATGATTAAAAGAAAAACGAGAAGATAAAATAATAAAATATCGGCAAGTTAAAGTGAAAAATATTGTTAAAAATATACTTTAATTTGCCGATAAAGGCAAAAAAATAAAGGGGTTTTTGAATGAGAAAGCTAGTTAGTGTACAAAAAATTAAAAATATTCAAGATATTCAAGGTGCTGATAAAATTCAGCAAGCTAAAGTTTTAGGTTATCCTGTTGTAATTAAAAAAGGAGAATTTAATGATGGTGATTTAGTTGTATATTGTGAAACAGACACTATTTTACCAAAAGATAATCCTTTGTTTGCATTTTTAGAAGGAAAACCAATTAAAACAAGAAAAATGCGTGGTGTAGTTGCTCAAGGAATTTGTTTTCCTGTTAATATTCTTGAAAACTATCAACAATATAAAGAAGGCGATATTGTTACAGATTTAGTTAATGCTAAAAAATATGAGCCAGACTTTAACAATATAACCAATGTTGAAGGAGATTTTCCAAATTGGATTCCAAAAACTGATGAAACTAGAGTTCAAGATTTAGAAGGTGTTTTGAAAAAATACAAAAATACTGAATGTGTAATCACAGAAAAATTAGATGGTAGCTCTATTACTTTTTGGTTAGATGATAATGATGAACTTCATGTATGCAGCAGAAATAGAATTGTTGATAATAATAGTTGTTTTTATAAAATTGCTAGTCAATACAAAGAAGGTTTAAAAAATATTCCTAGAAACATTATTATTCAAGGTGAATTAGTTGGAACAAAAATCCAAAGCAATAAATATAAATTAAATTGTAAAGAAATTTTTGCTTTTAATGTTAGAGGTTTTGGAGATTATTTTAGTTTTAAACAAAGCGTAGGGCTATTAAAATTAGCAAATATTCCTATAGTACCTATTTTAAATAACAGCTACTATTTATCAGATGATATAGATGAACTTGTGCAAATGTCTAAAGGGCAATCTACTATTGGAAATACACCTAGAGAAGGAATTGTTATTAGACCTAAAAGAGATATTTATGTTAATAATAATTATAGTTTTGCTGATGGCAGATTATCATTTAAAGTTATTAATCCAGATTTTTTATTGAAATATCACTTATAAGGGAATAAACATAATTGTTAATAATATATGGGGGCAATGAAAATTTCAAAGTAATATCTTTACAGTATACACGAATTAAAAGACAGGTTTATTTGTAGAAATAACTTTAAATAAGAAGAAGGTGAAAAAATGAAAGTTAATGAAAAAAGGCGAAATGTAAGAAAAGTTGTAGATAGATTGGTAAAAAGTAGGATAGAAAATTTTATGCCAATCTATATAGCGTATATGACTGGAACAAATGTTGATGAAGCAGAAAAGTTTTTAGATGAGTTGACCTTACAAGATGACGAGATTTTAAGAATAAATTATAAATTTATATGTTCAGAATGTAGTAAAGTGAAATATTTTGAAAAAGAAAGTGATTTAGTCAAATTTCAAAAAAGTGATTATGAATGTCCGATTTGTGGCAGTGAAATACTCAAAGAGGATATAGAAAATAATACATTTAAAATATATGTTTTCGATAAAGAATATAGAGAAAGAAGAAAGAAAAAAAGATGAATGAATTTATTGAAAACAGGGATAGTTAGGAAGGTGAGATTTTAAAATGCTAGATAATAAAACATATAAAGAAATAGAACGTGCATTAAACGAAGAAAGATACAAAGAATATTTATTAAACTATCCAAAAGTTATTGGTACTGAAGATGGTGCTTTAGTTTATAACGAGTTACTTCGTATAAACAAAATTCTAGGTTATGAACCAGAAAAAGTGCAAAAAGATATAGATGCACTAAGAAAAACACACGAATTAAAAATAATGCCGAAGTATTTTGATGCAATAATAAACGGATATAAAAACTTTGAAATTAGAAAAAATGATAGAGGTTTTAAACCAAACGACATTCTTATTTTAAGAGAGTATGACCAAGTAAAAAAAGAATATACAGGTTGTAAAACTAGGTGTGAAATTCTATATGTCTTAGAAGATAAAGATTTTCCACAAGGGATACAGGAAGGATACTGTGTTATGGGAATTAAGGTTTTAGGATATACAGATTTTGATGAAACGATAGAAGGTGAATAAAAATGGAAATTATTGATGTTACAGGGATAGAGCTTCCTAGTTTAGATAAAATAAATAAAGATATAGCTATTAATAAAGATACTTATGTACCGACAGATATTTTTGATTATGAAGTCCCATTATTACTAAAAGATGCAGAAGGTAAAGATTTTAAATGGAAAACTCTAAAAAAAATTGCAGAAAAACAATAACTGAAGTATGAGAGGAGAATAAAAAATGAATAAAGATAGAGATATCCCTCGTAATGGTGATGTTTGGGTTTATTTTGAAGGAGGAGAATATAAGATTATTGACATAGCTAAAGATGTAGATACTAATGAAGATTTAGTAATTTGTCATAAAGTTCCTATTGATGAAGAATGTAGCGTTCTTGCATATAAATTAAAAGATTTCATGCAACCGATTACAGCAGAACAAAATGATTTATTAAGCAAATGTAGTTTTTATAAAAAGCACCCCAAATTGAAACCAAAATACAAATTTAATTTATCCCATTGTGGAATATCTCTCTTTTGCGAGAAAAAAGAGAAAAAATTTTATAAATGTTTTAATTGCAAAAGATATGGAAATACTTACAAATAAAAAGAAAGGGTATAAATTATATGACAGAAACAGAAATGCAGCTTAAATTAGGCAAACATTTTGGTATAAAAAATATCTGTATTCCTAATGTTCTGATGACAGGTGAATATAGAAAAGAGATGTTACCAGAAATAGAAAAACTAGAAGCATGGCAAAAACCATCTAAAATGTATGAAGCTGATATAGTGTATATCACTAAATCAGATTATCTAGTAGAAGTTGAAATCAAAGTTGATATAAACGACTTCAGAAATGATTTCAACAAAAAAGTATATCATTCTTCTCCGCTCGTAAGTGCTTTATATTATGCTTTTCCTGAAGAGCTATATAAAAAGTATGAAGATGAAATACGAGAGAAAGTAAACGGAATTGCAGGTATAATAACAGTTTCTTATGATTGTAAAATTAGGGTTAAAGCTCTAAAAAGAAAAGAAGTTTCACCATTGACAGATATACAAATAAAAGATTTTATGCGTATAGGTTGCATGAAGTGGTTTAAGGAGTGGTAAATATGAGTAACAATATTGAAAGAAATAATTGTTTGTTCTGTAAATATTTTTACCGATATGAAATAGAAAAACCATGTTGCGAATGTAAATTAAATTCTAAATTTATTGATGGAAGTATTTGTAATATATGCACTTATAAAAAAGAAAATATCACTCAAGATTATCCGTGTAATATTTGTGATGATAAAAATTCAAAATTTAGTTATTTAGGTAAATATGATAGAGGTGTTTTTTAATTGGACGAAAAAAAGCTGAAATTAATGAATGACGCTATTAGAGTTATTAGAAATTTTTGCAAGGATTTAGATATAGACTGTTCAAATGAAAATTGTTCTTTTTCAGTTAATTGTCCAGTTCATACGATTGAACCACCATGTAATTGGATTAATTTAGAAAAAGACAAGGAGGAATAAAAAAATGGATATGCCACAAATATTAGCAATTATATTATTAAGCATGGATTTTTGTTCAGGAGTTTTTCTTGATGGCAAGCTTGAAACAATAAGTTTTGGGTGGAGGACATTTTCGGTAATTATATGGATTTTAATATTATATAATGGAGGATTTTGGAATTAAAATACAAGGAGAAAATAAAAAATGAGTAGAGAAATTTTATTTAGAGGTAAATCAAAAGAAGATTATGGTTTAATTTATAAAAAAGGTGATTGGGTTCAAGGAAATCTTATTGAGGGTGTAGGCGGAAAAGATGATTATTATATTAATCCAAAAGGCACTTTGATTAATATTAGAGTTGAAGCAGAAACAGTTGGACAATATACTAATGCTGTCGATTGTAATAAGAAAAAAGTATTTGAAGGTGATTTAATACAAAATAAAGATGGGAAAAATGTAATAGGTGTTGTTGAATGGTACAAAAGTGAATGTAGATTTGTAGCAAAAATAAATATCCCAAATGAAGAAATAAATTGTTTTGAGGTTATTGGAAATAAATGGGATAATCCAGAATTAGCAGAGAAAATTCTGGATTTTTATAATGAGTACGAAAGGAATAATAAATGACATTCACTGATGAAGAAATTGAGAAAGATCTTAAATTATTAGAGAAAATATTTGATGAACTTAATATTCCAAATAAGCCATCACCTGATGGAGTAGCTAGAATTAATGGTATGACAGTTGAAGAATACTTTAAAAATCATGACTTATGGGATAGAGATAATTATAAGGATTATGACCTTGAAAAAGTATATGAACAAAGTATGAGGAAATAATATGAAATTATTTATTCTAACCATTGCAAAAGAACAAACATATTACAGTTTTGATTTTGAAAAAGATATTTCTGTATACAAAAATATTTATACTGGTGTATTTAATAGTAGAAATAAAGCAGAAACTGTAGCAAAAGAATATTTAGATAATAATAGTCCTTTTGATGTAAATATTTTTTATATTGCAGAATGTGAATTAAATGATATTGCAGATATAAGTTAAGAATATATATCTTAATAAAAAAGGAGAATATACAATGAACAAATTACAACTAATTAATGAAAATGGAAAAATTTATGTAGATAGTCGTCAAGTGGCTGAAATGATTGGGAAAGACCATGCAATGTTAATGCGTTCAATACGTAATTATGAAGAAATTTTAGCCACTGCAAAATTGCAGGCACCTGATTTCTTTATTAAATCTAGTTATTTAGACAATCAAGGAAAGCTTAGACCTTGTTACAAACTTACTCGTAAGGGTTGCGACATGGTCGCAAATAAGTTAACTGGTGAAAAAGGTGTATTATTTACTGCTGAATATGTAACCAGATTTGAAGAAATGGAAAAACAACTTAATCAAATTAGTGAAATTAAGATAACAGAATACCAACAAAAAGAATTAGAGATTAGAGAAAATGAAGCTAAAGCAAAAGTCGCTGAATTGTGGATAAAACTAGGGGATAGAACTAACATTCCAGAATATAGACAGATTACTGATAGCTATGCTTCGTTAGCTCTTGCTGGTAAGCCTGTACTACCATTACCAGAAGTAAAAGAAAAGACTTATTCAGCTGGAGAAATCGGTAAAATTTTAGGAGTATCTGCAAATAAAATTGGTAGATTAGCGAATGAGTTTAATTTAAAAACAGAAAAATATGGCAAATACTTCTATGATAAATCACAGTATTCTAATAAAGAAGTTGAAAGTTTTAGATACTATAATAGTGCTATTAATGTATTTAAGGAGTTGTTGGCATAGTGTTTACCCATTTACACGTCCATAGCGACCATAGTTTATTTGATGGATACCAAACTATTGATGAAATATTAAATAGAGTTAAGGAGCTTGGACAAGAAGCTGTTGCAATAACAGAGCATGGGACAATGGCAAGTATAATTGAATTTCACAAGAAAACTTTAGAACAGGATATTAAACCTATTATTGGTTGTGAGTTCTATTTTTGTGAAGATAAATTTATAAAAGATAGAGCATTTACACATCATCTTATTTTACTTGCCAAAAATGAAATAGGTTATATGAACCTAAAAAGATTGAATAAGATTGCATTTAATAAAGATGATGGGCATTTCTATTTTAAGCCTAGAATAGACTCTAAAGAATTAGCGGAATATTCAGACGGATTAATTTGTTTAAGTGCTTGCTTAGCATCTATAATCAACACCGAAGATGGAGAAAAATGGGTGCAATATTTTAAAAATATTTTTGGTGATGATTTTTATTTAGAGGTGCAACCACACCCTATTGATGAACAAAAAGAATATAATTTTAAATTATTATCTTATTGTGCAAGGTATAAAGTTAAAGCTGTTGTTACAACAGATGCACATTATTCTAAAAAAGAAGATGCTGTATGGCATAAAAAATGGATAGGATTAAAAAAAGAAGAATACTATACCACTGATACGAACTACCTATGGAGCGAAGATGAATTATTAAATTCTAATTTTCTGCCACAAAATATTACAAGAGAGTTGATTAAAAACACACAAGAGGTTACCAATAAAATTGAAGTATATAATTTAGCCCCTGCTGGTAATCATTTCCCAACCTATCCAATAAATGACGCTTGCGAAAAAATAAAAGAAATCTGTAGAGGTGTATGGAAGGATAAAGTTCCACAAGGACATTATAAAGAATATGGGGATAGATTTTTATACGAGCTATCTATGCTTGAAAAATGTGGATATACAAATTACTTACTATTAACATGGGATTTTCTTAACTGGTGTAAAAGGAATAATATTTTTACTGGTGTTGGTCGTGGTTCTGTAGGTGGAAGTGTAGTTGCTTGGCTTCTTGGTATTCACCATGTAGACCCTATAAAGTATAATCTCTTATTTGAACGTTTTTGTAATCCAGAACGTGTTTCCGCGCCAGATATAGATAATGATCTACAAACTTCTCGTAGAGGTGAAGCAATAGATTATTTGATAAAAAAGTATGGAAATGTAATGAAAATAAGATCATATTCTTATCTTGGGAATAAAGCTGCTATTAAACGTGCAGGGCAAGTTTTAGGAATTGATACTACTGTTGTAAATGATATTACCAAACAAATTAAAGAAATAGATGATATTATGAACGTAAAAGCTAAAGTTAATAAAGAAGAGCTTATAACCACAGCTAAACATTTTTATGGTAGAATTGGTGCTTTTGGTAGTCATGCTTCAGCAATTTTAATAACACCAGATGATACAATTAACTATACTCCAATCGAATATCAAAGTATATCTGATGAATCACTTGATGGTGAAAAAATATGGACACAAGTTGCTTCTGGTGATTTCCATGATTTAGAAAATTTTGGATTGATGAAGTTAGATGTTCTAGGGCTAAATACTTTAGATGTCATTGATAATACTTTAAAACAAATAAAAGATAAAATTGATATTTTTAATTTGGATATAAACGATAAAAAAGTATTTAAATTATATCAAAATGTTGATTTATTAGGCTGTTTTCAAATGGACTCTCCAGGTATGCAAAAATTGGCTAAAGATATGAAAGTAAGTTGCTTTGAAAACATTATCGCTTTGGTTGCCTTATTTAGACCAGGACCGCTAGGAAGTGGCTTAGTTGATTCGTATATAAATGGTAAAAATGGTGGAAGAATAGTTTACCTTTGTAAAGAAATAGAAGAAGTTTTAAATTCTACTTATAATGTCATTGTATATCAAGAGCAGGTAATGTTACTTGCACAGAAATTAGCAGGATATACATTGGGACAAGCAGATATGTTGAGAAAAATTATTGGTAGAAAAGAAGAAGATAAAATTGAAAAAGCAACTCAAGATTTTAAAGAAGCCGTAATCAAGCATGGGTTTAGCAAAGAGATTGCCGAATATATTGGTAATCAAATAAAAGCTGCTGGTAGATATATTTTTAATAAATCTCATGCTACTGCATATGGATATTTGAGTTATATTACAGCATATTTAAAAGTCTATTACCCTAAAGAATTTATGTGTGCTTTAATTAATTCAAAAAAAGACCAGAAAGATGTTGTACCTTATATGGAAGAATGTAAACGACTTGATATTAAAATATTACCACCAGATTTACGCAAAGGAAATCTAAAATGGCAAGTTGAAAAAGAAGGTATTAGAGTTGGTTTAACTTATATTCGTAATGTTGGTTCACAGGTTGATATTATCCATTACAAAGATTATCAAGATGTGGTTGAGCATAACAATAAAAAGATTACTGAAGGTTTAATCAAAGCTGGTGCTATGGATTTCTTGAATATACCTAGAGGGAAAATGCTTATGCAGTTAGTTTCCATGCAGGACTTTTTAAAGAGAAAGAATACTTGCAAACAAAAAGTAGATGAAAATTCTCTAGCACTCGAAAATGCTAAACTAAAAAATGATGCTAAAGAAATTAGAAAATATGAGCGGCAATTAGCATCATGGAAAGAAAAGTTAGAAAAATGTACCTTAGAAGAAACTACAGATTGGCAAGAAGTATCTAATTGTCAATTAGAGAATGAGGTGCTAAAGTTTACTTTTTCAGAAGTGCCACGAGTAAAAGATGCTACGATTAAACAAATAAAATTGCATAAGGATAAAAAAGGAAAAGAAATGGCTTTTGTTGTGTTTATAACTAATTATAGAGAATATAATTGCACTGTATTTGCAAGACAATGGAAAACATGGAAAGATGATTTCTCTATAGGTGCTAAATGTAAAATAGCGTGTGCTAACACCCAAAATCCAATTCTTGATGATTTTTGTATTAATGTAAAATAAAAAGCTCTCTATAGCTTTGTTATAAACTGTAGAGAGCCTTCAAAGGAGGAATTTATATTGAATTTTGATGAGTTTAATTTAAATGATGAAGTTTATACACCAGATGAAGTAGCAACTTTACTAAAAATACCTAAAAGTACAGTTGGTTATTTATTGAGAAATGGGGAAATGAGAGGAACTAAAGTTGGCAGACAATGGAGAATAACAAAGAAAAATTTAGAAATTTACTTAGATGACAATACTATTATTTAAAAATAGGTAGCACTTTGTAGCACTTTTGTATAAAAATAACACTACAAAGTGTTTATACATAAAGGACTTCGTTAAAAGTATTAAATCTATATTAAGATTTTATAAAAAAAAACTACTTAAAAAGTAGTTCTTTTAAATTTATTAATAATATATGATTAGAAATAAAATTCCATTTGTGCACGGAAGATATCTACATCTTGTCTACCTTCTGTACTTGTTGCATTT